ACCGTACACAAGGATACTCTCACGAGTATCCGTGTCAGGAGCTGCGGCTGTTAGGATCGCCCAGATCGTAAGCGCCATTATGGGAAAGCAAAGACAGCTTCCCATTGGTGCGAACTTTCTGAGTTTTAAGACCCTTCCATCCGGAAGCTCAGTCGATGAACTCCTACAAGCGTCTAAGCACTTATAAAGGTGCTCAGGAAACAGTAGGTGAACCAGACTAAGTGTTACACGATCCGAGGCCTCATTGAGGTCTAAGGTCGCGTACCGCCCCGTAGAGGAGCCAAGTAAGGCGCCTCTTTGGTTTGGTCCCTGGTCTGTGAAGAAGACGTTGTACTTCGTCAGTACGTGGCCTTCTACGTGCTGCACTAATGCCCTGCCTAGTCCTTGCTGAACCCATTGAAAATCAACAGGTTCGCAGGAGATTAGACGAGGACCGCGTGAATCCTTCGGCACGAGAATTACTCGTGCAGGATGATCCACCTCCGTCAAGGACGCTAAGTCCTTATAACTGTCACAAACGTGCCCTAATGACGCAAAAAAGAATTCGTCAAGGGGATACACGTCAGTGATGCGCCGAGAGACATTCTTCCAAAGATACTTGTCCCAGAGACGTTGCTTGGTAGCAACGGCCCCCGGACCGTGTTTCGGATAGATGTCTTTAGGATCAAAGAAGGCAAACAGCCTCGATAAGAGGATGCGAGCCTCGCGTACTACTTCAACTTGTGTAGCAGGAACCTTACGGCGCCTGCTATAAGTGAAGATAGGATCATCGACCATAGATCGAATTTCTTCGATTTGGCGGTCGACGTCAGTGAGTTGTTCTTCAGTTTTGACAAACTTTTGAACAACGCGCGCTTCTTGTTCATCGGAATATGGCAGTTCGTACTTATAAAACATGTACAATATCTGCCTAATTGCTTTGACACATTTTGCGCTCGGAAACCGAAGGAGCACTCCGTCTTTTGACAGTACCCTGTTGAATAGTTCACCCAGAAACCTGGGCAACTTACTATCTTTCTGAGGTTTAAATCTCAGATCGACAGCGTTCAATGGAGTATCGCCAGATAGAGCCTTGTCAAAGGCCTTACCAAGACGGGGAAGCGTTTTCGTAAGAAAACTTATTCCTTCATGAGCTGACTGCCGCTTCACTCTTCGCAGAGTGTTACGGTAGGCAGTGTAGTTGAATACACATCCAAGCGACGTGTGAACGTCGTGGAGTGCAGCAGCGATGATTTCATTTTCATCTAGGCTCCTGTGTAGTGCCATAGTTTATACTTTGGTTACTATCCTAGAGCATGCAACACTACCACGATCTACATGGCAAACTAACTCACAATTGTATGTCTACAATCATAAGTAGAGGCCTTCTACCAACTATACCAAACGGCAAGAGAGCACCCTTTCGGGTCTATCAAGACGTGCTGATCCCCCTTACGGGAGAGGCGGTAGAGTTGTATGCTGGAACCCCTGTTGGGACTCCACCATTTGACTTGCCCACTACCTTCCAGATATCGCAATTCGATGCCGAGTTCAAGTCTTGCGTACTTCGTCGGGTCCTCTTAACGAGGCCGATTGACGTACGGGACTTTGATCGACGAATCGAAGAGCCATGCTGGTCGGGACTGTGGGGGTCAACAGATTGGCCTATTCCTGTGTCGTAAACACTAAAGGGGTAGCGCCGGCCTATCAAGGCCGGCGCCGCCCTAGAGTGTCTATTCTAACAAATGTCTATCACGGTGTCACCACTGGGACTGACGAGAAATTCGTCATAACCTCAGAGGCTAAGCCGGAGGGAGGCACTTGAAGATCCGATACAGATAGTTTGAGATCCGTCATGCGACAAGCACTAAATGCCAGAGCTAGCAATAAGAAGGCTAGAATAACAAGTAGTGTACCCGCTTGACGGGGACGGAGTTCCATAAGGTGGTTTATATTTCCGTAGGATTTTGCCTACAGACCACCGCTAAGGAGCTCCCGGGCACCGTTGCCAGTGCAATCGTAGAGCACAGTCGTACCTGCACCAGTTGTGGCGCAGAACGACATGAGCTCCGCGAGAACATTGGCCATTTCCGTATTCGCGGCCAGGGCGCCCACAGGGGCATCCAGGACGAGATACGCGGAAACGGTACAGGGTAGCGTCGTATCGACGGTACTCATGACAGTCTTGTCAATGCGTACCACCGACCTTCGACGCATCTTCAGTCCAGAACCATTCTCCTGATGCGCAAGCTTCAGGCGATGTGGGAGGGCTGGAGACTCGCTAATCTTAGCGAACTCTGTACTTCGAGCGTCCTGCGACAGCCGCTGGAATTCAACTTCCGCTGCTGCCGCGTCCTTGACTTCATTCGTGTTTAGTGTATTACTAAGCATGCGTGACCTCTATCTTAACTTACCAACAATTAGGTTACCGAGAGGGCAACCTATGGCGTTGACGTCTACGTCGTGTTATTAACAACGCGGCGCCAAGACTGAACTCCGTAGGGCTCAGCCCACTCATTGTGAATGAGTTATAGGACGGTAAACCAGCTTGACGGCGGTATGCCGTCTCTGTAACTACCGGCCTAACGATACATGTAGTGAAGAGAGGCTGTTCGGGCCATGTCGGGTTGTTACTCGCAAGAGTTTCAACTCTAATAGTCCGGCTCCTCTTAATCGACCACAAGTACTGCAGTATGTTTATCTGCGGTTTCAGGTTCTCAACTTTGTAGGAGTCTAGCCAACGGCTTACGCCGAAAAACCAGTCTATTACAAATGACCAAGGGATAGCGTTCCAGATGATTGCCGGGTTCATGTTGATCCCGAAAGCATCCAGAAGCCCCCATAGCTGCGCTTGCGCAGTTTGGAGTGCATCGTAATTGTATACGTACTGCACTTGAGCATGAAACGTGGTAGGTGAGTAACTAACAGTACGTTTGGACTCGTAGTAATTACAATCGTAGGTTAGACCAAGATCTCCAAGTGGTATTACCACTCCGAGAAGGTCTTCGCTACTACTGTCTTTAACTACGCGGTCTTCAACGTCCTGGTACTCTGTAAGTGTGCGGCGATAATGCCCCACTTGCAACTTACCAGCACGAGTAAGTAAGTCGTTCACACGACTATGTACTCGCGACAAAGCGGC